GGGCAAAAATCCCTACTACTTTGGAGAAAACAAATGACTAAAGTCACTTACCGTGGCGTTGAGTACAACGCTGAAGAATACAACGCAAAGGTGCTTGCAGAAGCATCAAAGCGTAATAGACACGACCTTATGTATCGTGGTCTAAAGGTAACAACAAGCAAGTAATCTTACATGCTTGAAAAGGAGGGTTGACCCCTCCTTTTTTTATGCTATAATTTTTTTATGGATAGAGACAAACTAAAAATTATAGTATCCGATCTTGAGATGCTATTGTCTGCACTCAAAGCAGAGGTATACTCAGATACAGAATCATATAGATACTCAGACGTAGACATGCATGAGATGGACTACGACGAAGAGTTCGAGGGTACATGACAGCAAGACTAATAAGCATCACTCCAGATGCTGAGAAAACTATGGCATATATTGCCAGAGTATCTAACCCTGCTAATCAAGAGAACGAGAACTACTCTGGTCTATTGAAATATTGTATAAAGCATAACCATTGGTCTGTGTTTGAACAATCTTCAATGACAGTAGAGATAGAAACTACTCGTGCCATAGCAGCACAGATACTAAGACATAGATCATTTACATATCAGGAATTTAGTCAGAGATATGCAGACGCTAAATTGCTAGAGACTATAGAACTACCTGAGTTGAGGAGACAAGACACTAAGAACAGACAGAATAGTATTGATGACCTTGACCCCAAGGTGGTTGAGACATTGAACAAGCAGATGATTACACTCTTTAGTAGTGCTTATTCACTATACAATCAGATGCTAGAAGATGGTGTGGCAAAAGAGTGTGCCAGAATGGTGCTACCTTTATGCACTCCCACCCGTCTATACATGACAGGTTCATGTAGATCATGGATACACTATATCAATTTGAGATCTGCAAATGGCACACAAAAAGAACATATGATTATCGCACAAGCAATAAAAGAAATATTCATTCAACAATTTCCAGCAGTAAGTGATGCATTAGATTGGTAATGGTGTTATACTTAGTGTATGAACATTTTTGTTACTAATCCAGATCCAATCAAATCTGCACAGTGTTTGCCTGACAAACACATTGTCAAGATGCCATTGGAGACATGTCAAATGCTTGCTATCGTAGCATCTGATAAGTGGGGTCATAACTTTGGCACTCTGCCCAAGTTAGATGGTACCCCATACCTTACAGACAAGGGTGCCTTCCGTAATCATCCATGCACAATATGGGCACAGGATAATTACAGGTGGTTGATACAGCATGGACTAGCACTATGTGCAGAGTATACTCATAGGTATGGCAAGACACACAGTTGTCAGTCTACTATTGAGCATGCTGATAAAATATTTCCACAGAATGATGATCTCCCTACGTCCTTCACAAGAGCCATGCCTGAGGAGTATAAATTTGACACAGGCATTGACACTTTTACTGCTTACAAAACTTACATTGCGAGCAAACCTTGGGTTGCAACTAATTATCTACGTGACCCATCCAGAAAACCAAATTGGGTATAACTTATGACATTTCTTTCTTGTCCACCAGTATACTTCTTGCCAGATACATGGACTTGTGAGCATCCATTGGTGCCTCACCTTACACTAGATCCAAACTATACTTTTGGTATATCAATTGCAGTCATCACTGTATTACTAGCAGCGTATGGTATTTACAAAGGATTCTTTGATAACAAAGCACTAAGAGACCCTTGGGACGATCATGATGATTGATATCGCTATCTTTTTACTCTTGATGGGTGGTTTTATTTACCTATGGGATCGAAAAGGTTTGACACTTGAAGATGAACATGATAGGATGCACAGATTGGGCATCCAACATGGTCATAATAAGAAAGGTGCTTTTATATCGACCAGAGAAAAAGACAACCCACGACACAAGCATGATTGATTCTCTCTTCCTAGGTCCTGAGTACGATCTGTCTCACATTGAAGGTGATACAGTATGTTCCATGGATGTTGCAAAACTTTTAGATGATCAAAAGATAGTAGCAATATTCCAAGGCAGATCAGAAGCAGGTCCTAGGGCATTGGGAAACAGATCTATATTATATGATCCAAGAGATCCAAACGGAAAGGAAAAATTGAACCTTGTAAAGAACAGGGAACCATTTAGACCCTTTGCTTGTAGTGTTCTTCTTCATCATGCACACAATTGGTTTGACATGGGTGGTCTTACAGAGTCACCGTTCATGATGTATGCAGTGCAAGCACAACCACATGCTTATGATAAGATACCTGCTGTATTACACGTTGATAAAACATGTAGAGTACAGACTGTTAGTCTTTCTGACAATGAATATTATTTCAGACTCATAGATTCATTCTATCAACTTACTAAGACACCTCTTCTATTCAACACATCTTTCAATCTATCAGGTGAACCTCTAGTAGAGACACCAGAAGATGCTATAGATACATTTGAATACAGTGCAATAGATTACCTGTACTTTCCAGAGGTGCAGAAACTCAGGGGAAAATGACTTTTCAATTACATAAAACTGGAAAAAAAATCTCCGCAAAATTTTCAGTCCTAGGGTTGAACCTATCAAATAATGGTTCAGTATGTGTAATGAGAGATGGCAAGCTGGATTTTTATCTTGAGTCTGAAAGAATCACAAGAAAGAAAAGAGATCACGCTGTAAGATCTCTAATAAAATACGTACATGATATAGATGCTATTGCTATTTGTGATTCTCAGTGGAATGAGGATTCAAAAAAATTATTATCTGCTCTTGATTTGAATGTAGCAAAGAATAAGTTTCCAGAGGCAGAGATATTTGACTACCGAGATCAACACCATAAGTGTCATGCTGCATCGGCATTTTACAACTCAGGATTTGATGATGCCATAGCAATCGTGGTTGATTCTTGTGGATCAAAAACAAAAGATGGTATAGAAATAGAAAGTATATTTGACATTCCATCTTGGCAAGTATTACATAAGAAGTATTGGACACCTGATGATGAGGGCATTGGAAAAGAATTTGAGTATGTGAGTGTCAACTATGGGTTTCATAAAGATGATGCAGGTAAAGTCATGGGACTGGCAGCATATGGTAAGAGAGAAGCATACTATGTGCAACAGGCATGGGAGAAAAGAGCATTTGAATTGTGTAGAATGTATAAAGATCGTAACCTTGTATTATCTGGTGGTTGTTTTCTCAATTGTGTGGTAAACTATAAGCTACAGAGGGAACTTGGAGTTCGCATTAGGGTCATGCCTATCGCACATGATGGGGGAACCTCTATAGGTGCTGCTTATCTAGCAACACTAAATAAATCACTCGCAACAACACATGCCAACATATCCATTAAAAAATTTGAAGACAGGTGAAGAGAAAGAACTCACCATGTCTATGAAAGAATATGACCAGTGGAGAGAAGACAATCCAGACTGGGATAAAGACTGGTCTAAAGGAGCAGGGGGTGTAGTTAGTGCTACAGGTGACGTGTATAGTAGAACCGATGGAGGATGGAACGAAGTTCTGTCTAGGGTATCAGAGATGCCAGGTTCAAAAGTAAAACCACAGAAGATTACACACACCTAACATGCCAAGAAAAAAGAAGATGTCTACCAGTGTTGGTGCTGGATTGACTGCGAAACAAATGAGAAGGAAGAAACCATATAACTCTGACATGATGGTAGATGTGCAACCAATCACACCTAACCAGAAACATGCTTTTGCATCTTATGAAGAGGGTAAGAACCTATTCTTATATGGTGCAGCAGGTACAGGTAAAACATTCATAACATTATTTCAAGCACTCAAAGAAGTTCTTGATCCTGTCACACCATACCAGAAGGTAGTCTTGGTAAGATCACTTGTGTCTACAAGAGAGATAGGATTCTTACCAGGTGATCATGAGGACAAGGCAGCATTGTACCAGATACCATACAAGAATATGGTCAAGTATATGTTTGAGTTGCCTACAGACAATGAGTTTGAAATGCTATGGGGTAATTTGAAAGCACAGGAGAGTGTGACCTTCTGGTCTACCTCATTTATCAGAGGTACAACACTTGATAACTCTATAGTTATTGTGGATGAGTCACAAAACTTGAATTTTCATGAATTAGATAGTATAATAACAAGAGTAGGTGAAGACACCAAGATTATGTTCTGTGGTGACGTTGCACAAACTGATTTGATAAAGACAAACGAGAAGAATGGTATTCTTGATTTCCAAAAGATTATCACTCGCATGCCAGAGTTCGATCTAATTGAATTTGGTATGGATGATATCGTTAGGTCTGGTCTAGTCAAGAGTTACATCACCTCAAAAATAGAACTAGGTATGTAATGTTCAATCATGTAGAATGTGATCTTCCTACCCTGAGTAGGAAGAGTATTGATGGAGTTCGATACTACAATGTCAACGACAGACCGATGGTGTCCATCACATCGGTCACTTCACACTTCAACAAACACATCTTTGTTGATTGGAGGAAGAGAGTTGGTGAAGATGAGGCAAACAGAATTACAAAACGTGCTACCACGAGAGGAACTGGTACACATGAACTGATAGAGAAGCACTTGTTGAATGAAGAGGTTGTATTGGACAACCCTAGCACCAAGATGCTATTCACTCAGGCAAAGAAAGTGTTACAAAATATAAATAATATCTACGCACTAGAGAAAAGTTTATACAGCAGCGAGTTGGGTGTTGCTGGAACTGTTGATTGTATAGCAGAATATAATGGTGAATTATCCATCATTGATTTCAAGACTG